AGCCAATTGGGTGTTTAACATCAAACTCTTTGTCGTTAACTAGGAACGTAATAGAAACGCAAACTAAATGTCAACCAGGTCAAATTATTCGCGCTGCGGGTACTACAAGTTCAGAAGTCCCTTTTGAAGCAATCTATATTAGGACAGAATCAGGTAAAACGGATTTTGACTCTATGTTAGGGTTTATTAATACTGCTAATGGAACTACACAAGATTGGAAAATGGAAAGCGACCAAACAACTCCAGTAGCTTATTACGGTACTGCGGTTCTTTCAGACTTAGAACTTACTGCTGCTGCTGGTGATGAATTTGCTACTTATAGCGGAACTTTACAAAATAGCGGTTTAATTACTGAAACTGATCCAAACGCATAATATGACAAGTAAAATAAAACTAAATTTTAACGGTAAAGAATTGGATTTCTTTTTTGGACTATCTTTTTTAGGTGAGTTCTTGAAAGAGGAAAACACAGATTTACAAGGTATTTTTAATTCTGTTAATTCAGAGCCTTATACTTTTATCCCCCATTTGATGTATAAGAGTTACTTACATAACTGTAAAAGACAAGGCAAGAGTGCAGATTTAAAACCCTTTGAAATGTCTGATTTAATAGAAGAAACAGGACACTTTAAAGATGGCTCAGAGAGTGCTAAATTTGTAGAACCATTTTTACAATCTCTTATTGACAGTTTACCAAAAGCCGAGGGTGAGAATGAAGATGATGTAAAAAAAAAATAAACTGGGAGGCTGACGTTGTTTCTGTTTGTTTAGGTGAATTTAATTGCTCTTATGAAGAGTATTGCAATATGACATGGGCGGAGTTTCAACTTCGCCTTTTTGCGTATAATAGAATGCAAAAGAATGATTGGTTAAAGATAGCAGAACTATCTACAAACGTTTTAATAGCTGGGTTTATTGATGGAAAAGATAAAAAGAAAAGAATAAACGAAATAAGAAAAAACTATTTAGGAGAAGCAAAACCAAAAGGTTTAAGTGATTCGCAAAAAGATGCTATTTTAAAAGCGCAAAAACAATATAACGATAAAAAGTAATGGCTGAGTTAAGTGTAGAAATATCCGCAAAAATTGACAAACTAGAGAAGCAATTAGCTAAAGCAAAAGGAGAGTTTAAGTCATTAGAAAGCTCTGCTGCTAAAACTAATAGCAAATTAGGCAAAAGCTCTGCCTCTGCCTCTAAAGGTATTAATAAACTTGGTAAAAGTGCTGCCAATGGTAGTTCTGCTATGACTGCCTTTAGTAGAACCGTACAAGATGCACCATTTGGTATAATGGGGGTTTCTAACAACATCACCAACTTAACAGAACAATTTGGGTACTTAAAAAACAAAACAGGTTCGGCTGGTGGAGCTTTAAAAGCCATGCTAAGAGACTTAAAAGGTTTTGGCGGTATTACACTAGCAATATCTCTTGTAACGTCTGCATTGCTAGTATTTGGAGACAAGATATTTAAAACTAAAGACAAGTCTAAAGAATTAAGAGACGAGCAAGAGAAGTTAACTAAATCATTAGAGGATTATGTTAATGGCTTAGAGTCGGTTAGCAGAGCTAATTTAAAAGGGGAAAAAAGCGCACAAAAAGAGTTAGTTACTTTAGGCTTGTTAAAATCTCAAATAGAGAATACAACCTTATCAACTAATGAGCGTAAAAACGCAATTGATGAATTAAGAAAGAAGTACCCAGACTATTTACAAAATATGTCTGATGAAAAGATATTAAACGGGGGGTTAGCATCTACATACGATACATTAACTAAATCTATATTAAAACGCGCAAAGGCTACTGCTGCCACAAACATGATTATTAAAAATAGTGAGAAATTACTTACTATAGAGAGTCAAATTGCAGCAGAGCAAGTAAGGGCTGACAATAAGCAAATAGAGTTAACTAAACAAAAAGCAAAAGCACATAAAACATCTACCAACGTTATGGTGGGGGGTGCTGGTTCTTATAATCAAAAATTAGTTGAACAGAAAAAGTTAGAGAAGGAGTTAAAAGATATTATTGATTCTAAAAATATATTAATAGGTCAAAAGCAGACTCTTGAATTAACAAATATAGATCTAGAAGGTAATATAGACACAACTGATTTATTCAAAGGAGTAGGTACAGGCGGTGGTATAAAAGAAATATTTGTAGGTTTTAAAGAAGTTTATAAAAAGGAAGAGGAAGATTTTCAAGAGTTAATAGAAACAGACCCTATAATATTAGCGGACATAGCAGAAGGTAAATCTGTAGACTGGGAAGCGTACTTTAACGCAAAAAAAGCAGAGGAAGAAGCTCTTAGACTAAAAGAAATATTAAATAAATTCAATCAAGATGCTAGTAGTATAATATCTAATTCATTGGTTCACACTTTTTCTGGCATAGGTCGTGCTATTGGAGATGCTTTGAATAGTGGTAGTAATTTAGCGGAAGGACTTGGTAAATCATTGTTAAGTGGTGTTGGGGGTATGCTAACTCAACTAGGGCAATTAGCTATTGGAGTAGGTATTGGAATAAAAGGAATAAAATTAGCATTAAAATCACTTAATCCTGCTGCTGCAATTGGTGCTGGTATTGCTTTAGTTGCTTTGGGATCAGCGTTTAAGTCTGGAGCCTCTAAAATAGGTAGTTCTAGTGGTTCTAGTGGTTCTAGCAGCGGAAGAGCTTCAAGCAATACAAGTACATTTAGCCCAAGCGGAGGAGGTTCTTTTAGCGGTTCTAGCGGTGGCGGATTGCAAAACGTTGTGTTTGAAATACAAGGTACAAAGCTAGTAGGTGTTTTAAGTAACACACTAGCAAGAAATAGAAATTTAGGCGGTTCTTTATCATTAACATAAAATTATGGCATTAAAATATTGGTTTGAGTTTACAGATGTAAAAGCAATAGTACATAAAGTAGAAATATTTAATGATGATTTTGTTGGTGATTCTACGCAAATTTACGGAAGTTGTGCATTAACAAAAGCTGGAACAAAAGATACTTTAGAATCTATTAGAGGTGGTGGTTTACAAATAGACCTAGAAGCAACAACCTTAATTTCTTTTAATGATTTGTATTCTGAGAATGAAAGAGAATACTCCGTTAAATATACGAGAAATGGAACAGATTTATTGTTTTATGGTTGGGTTTCGCCAGAAGGATTAATTGAAAGTTTTGTTGATGATACATGGATAATTTCTTTAGACTGTACGGACGGATTAGGATTTTTAACGAACTTATCTTATGTAGAAAATGCAACTGGATTGCAATTTGTAGGTAAACAATCTGGACTAGAAATAATAACAAACTGTTTAAAAAGAACTAATTTACAGCAAAATATTTATTCAAGTATAGACATTTACTATACTGGAATGAATACAACAGAAAATGTTTTAGCAAACACATATTTTAACTCTAATAGATTTGTTAAGGATGATAATGCTGAAACCTACATGAATTGTGATGAGGTTTTGCGTTCTGTAATTGAAATCTTTGGAGCTTGTATAACTCAATATAAAGGAGATTGGTATATTTATAAACCAAATGAATTGTTTGATAATTCAGAGTTAACATTTTTTGCTTATAATTATGCTGGTGTAGCACTAGCAACACCTACTGTAACAATCGATTTTGCACAAGGCTTAGGAAGCCAAATAAATAATTTCTATCCACACCATGTAAATAAAAACCAACAATTAACAATAGATTCTGCTATTGGTGCTTATAGAATTAATTATAATTACGGTTTAATAAAATCTTATTTAGCAAACAACAAATTAACAAGCGTTAGTGATACAGATATACCTGATTTTACAATACTAGACAGTAGTTATTTATCTTTCCCCTTAGACAGACAAGGTGTTTATATAGATTTAAAGCCAACTTTACATGATGTGTTAAAGGTTACGGATGACTTGTCTTTAACTACTGGCGATTCCTTTACAATGAGTAGTAGAGCATCATGTTCATTTACTCAGACTTTTATATTTATGACGGTAACGCTAACAACAAGCACAACAACATATTACTTAACACCAGGTGAATTTATTGAGGGTGGAGGTAATAGTTTCATCAGAACCGCAGAATGGACACAGACAGTTTCAGATATAACTCTTCAAGGTAGCGCAAACATTACTAACGTTTCTTTTTACACAGAGTGGAGAGCAGACGGAGTTCCTGAAAGTGGTACTATTGAATTTAAGTTTAAGACAGCACGAAACCCAGCATTTAACAGCGACACAAATAGTGTTTTTTTAACTGAATTTAATATAAATCCTCTTGCTAACGATACAGGTATAAAAGGAGAAAACCACACGTTTCAGATAACAGACAAACCTAGCAGTAAAATTAAAGATGTAAAAAAAGTATTTAACGGAGACAACCCTTCTGATATTTATATTGGTACAATTTATAAATCTGACGAGGTTACACCTACGGATCAATGGAAAAGATTAGGCTACGGAAGACAAGTGCCAATTATTCGAATAATGGGAGAGGAGCGCATGAAGATGTACGGAAAGCCTTTAAGAGTGTTTAGCGGTGATGTTTATGGGTATATTGATTATTTAAGCGTTATAGCTATAGATGGGATAATTAATACCTTATTTATGCCTATAGAGTACGAATACAACGCGCAAACAAACATAACAAAGTTGAAATTAAAACAGATATTAAATAATCTACTGCCAGATAGTACATATCTAGGTATAGGTTACGAATTAACGTTTGATTATGGAAATGTTGTTGAGCCTACAATTGTAGGTTAATATAAACAAAATCTATAATAAACAAAAAAACGATAAATTTAATTTATATTTGTATAATGTTTATAGACGGTTCAAATAGATTATTATATATTAAATGGGATGGTGTTTATTTACCTATTGGATGCTTAACTGGTGATTCTTTTAGCGAAAGCTCTGAAATGTTAGACACAACAACTAGAGATAATGCTGGCTGGAAAACTTCAACACCTACGCTACAAAGTTATAATATTTCTTTTGATGGTTTAGTAATTAATACCTTATTTAACGGTGGTGATTTTACTAAAGTATCTTATGACAGAATAAGACAATTAAAAAGAAATAGAACTTTAATAGAATGGAAGTTAAAAGACACAAATAGTGTTTTTGTTGATAGTGGAAAAGGATATATAACAGAATTATCTGATAGTTCTTCGATTGATGAATTTATAAGTTTTAATGCCTCAATTGAGGGGTATGGAAATCCAGAGAGCTCCTCAGAATTATTTTTTACTTTAGGTGATGGTAATAACAATATAATACAAGACGGTAATAACAACGAAATAATAACAGGATAATGAGTACAATTAAAATAAGTGAATTAGCAACAAGTGCAATATCTTTAACAGATTTTTTCGCTAAAGCAGATGCAAGTGGGTTAGCTAATAAAAACACAATGCAAGGTTTGAGTAACTTTTTAAATACGGTTGGAACTTTATCTTATAGAGGTGTTTTATTAGCGGCAGATCCATCGGTTACATTGGATGGTATTTACATTGCAGGTGATGATGGTACTTATGCAAATAATGGCGGTTTAGTTATTACAGTAAGTAATCAAATAGTTTTAATATCTATAACAGGAACGCAAACAGTATTTGAAAAGGCTGTGTTTCCAATCAGTTTAACTATTGATTCAACAGTTATTAATGGTTCTAATAATGCTGTTAGTGGGAATGCTGTTTTTGATGCTTCAAACGACCTTAATATTTTAACAGAGGTTAATCAAAATAAAATATCTTCAAACTTAGGTGATATAAATACATTTTTACCAAACAAAGGATTTTTGTATTCTGTAATACAAGACGTTTCTAACACTTTTGTAAATAATAAAAATGTTTTAAGACTTAATTATGTTGGTTCTGATGGCACTTCTGAATCTATTTTATTTGATGGTTTATATAAAACGATGGTAAACTCTAAGGCTAATTCTTACGGATGGTTTAAAAAGTCAGATTTATCAAGTTTACCTAATGAATTGACTTTTATGTCAATTACTACTATTTCAAACACTATTCAAGATATTGTTAAATTAGACTATATATCTCCTTCTAGTTTTGTTTTAGGATTTACAGCGACAAAAACAGTTGGAGGTACTACAGTTGTTTTAAATGTTTTAGCAGAAACGGAGGAATGGGTTTTCTGGGATTTTCAAGTAAATTCAATAAATGCATCTGTAGATGGCTATTCTTTT